CCCCCCCGCAAGCTGGCGAACCGGCAGCGCGCAAATGTCCTCAACGGTCATCGTGTGATAATGCTTCGCTGCATTTCCTCGGCTCTTCGGCCCCGTCCCGTGCTGGTGGTAACTCCATGGTGGATCCGCGTAAATAACAGCGTATTTTTTATCTGGCAGATTCATTTCTGGTTCTCCTTGAAGCACTTATCACTACGCAGAATATAGGTCTGATCCGCAATTACTGCTCGATCATCCCAGTATTCGTTGGCTCCTACTTTCCTGGTGTCGTTCTTGAAGAACTCTTTCCAGGAGGGCAAGTTCTCGTTGACTGCATCAAAGTGCAGCCCCCACTTTTCGCAGGCCGCAATAGCTTCTTCCAGTTCCTTGCCCTGTCTGCAAGTCCAGAGAATCAGCCCGGCACCGGCATCCTGCTGCTTCTTGGCTTCATCAATGACGTGGAGGATTGGTTCTCCGATTTCCGGGTACTTGTTCACGCACAAGCACCCATCAAAATCAATGGCGATTGCTTTCTGCATTTCATTCCGCCTCCTGGATAATCCAAACCCGGTGCTGGCCGTAGCCATCCCAGTGGAGCGCATCAGCATGGCTCCCAGAAACAGCCACATCCAGGCGCTTGCCCTGAATGTCGGCACCGGTGTCCTGAACAATTCTCACTCCCACGTCCTCAATATAGAGGACAGTTCCGAACGGGAACACATCCGGGTCAGCAGCCACCGTCACATCAGCTTCCACCGGTGCGCCGCTGGCGGTGATTCCCGTGCCGGTGCCGCAGATGTGCTCCCGCTTTTCTGTACAGTAGGCCGTGCAGAGAAAATCGCCAGCGTCCTCCACCAGCAGTTTTCCATCCAGCCGGTCCCTTGCTTTCAGCGAATCCCGCAGGGTGTCGGCGTACTCTGCAACTTCTTTCGATACGCCCTCCCAGTCCTCATACCTGGACTTGTAAATATCCCGCTGGCATTCCAGATCATTGATCCGATGGTAAAGTGCGCTGGTCTGTATACCGGCGATCATAACCGCCACTAGGGCGATTTTTCCTACGTCAATTTTCATGTGCTTTCCTTTCCGGGAAGTGCTTCTTCGTGACAGCAATGGGAAATTCTTCAATTTCCGATGCCCACCGGGCGGTTCCGGTGCCGTATGTAGTTTCCCAAACCAGCGGGAAACCGCCGATTCCGTCAAACAAGCTTCCCAACTTTGCCCCATCGCCCATGTACGGTTTCATTTTCTGGGCAATCCAGAACCACTGCGGAAGAGCAATGCTATTTCCCAGTGCCTTGTACCGTGGGCTGTCCGCCGGCTTGTGTTTCTTTCCTTTTGTGTCCGTCCACTCTCCAATGTCCGTCCACCCATCCGGGTAGCCCTGTAGCCGTTCGCACTCTGTTGGTGTCAGCCTGCGCACGATCCACCTTGTTCTTTGCTCGGCCAGCACCGCTTGTTGGTTTCCGCCCGCTGTTTCTCTGGATGGTAATGCAGGGAATGTTCCCTCCTCACCGTATACGCGCCGGGCCTGTGTGTCCCACGGATTCAGGCAGCCGGAATATTCGATTGCCACAGCTTGCGCATCGTGCATGGTGTCCAGTGTCCCGGATTTTTCCTTGCTGGCATAGGCGTGCGCCTGCCCGTTCCCGATGCCGTAGCTTGTGACCCGCTCCGGCATGGCCACGAGCGGCGTATTCCCCCCACCTGTTCCCCAACGGTCGTAGCCCGTTGGGGAACAGGTGGGGGCTTCCTTGTACCGTGCGTCTTGTGCATGGTTTTCAAATACTACCGGTCTATCCGCCGGGCGATCTGTAACCATCGGAACGTACCCACCGCCAAGTCCCATGCTCGCCGGAAGCGTTGGGCAGATTCCGTTTTGCGTAACTGTCGCATGAATCTGGTTGCTTTCCAGAACCACCGGTTGTGCCGGGCTTTCTTCTTGAACGTTGTATGCTACCGCGTGGCGGTTGACCGTGTCTATTGTAAAAGAAATATTTTCTCCTACACCCATCCCGTTTTTTTTGTTGCTCTATCGACTGTGTTCCCACCGATGCAGAAGCTCCGTTCTCCCACCACTCGATCATCTCTAACAGGGCAGTTTGCAGTAAGTCCGGCAACTTCTTTCCACGCTTGGATGCACGGGTCAGGATGCCTTGACAGGCTCGTGCGCTCAAATAGTATCTCTCCGGCGCGTTGACCTCTAAGGTCGAGGATAAGAGCGATACGCTTTCTACGCTGGGCCACTCCGAAATATTGACTGTCCAGCTGTCGCCACGCCAAAGACCATCCGTTTCCTGCGATTGCTCCGGCTTTGCTCCATCTGCCCCCCCTCGGAGGTCCAGGAACAACAGCGTCTGCTTGTCCAATGCGGGCAAGTTCTTCCAGCACTGCCCGGAAGTCCTCTCCGTTGTTGCTGGAAAAGGCTCCGGGCACGTTCTCCCAAATAGCGAAAGTTGGATGCAGTCCATTTGTGCTTGACCTCATTTCTTTTATGATCCGAACAGCTTCCATAAAAAGCCCAGACCGTTCACCTGCAAGGCCCGCTCTGCGCCCGGCAATGGACAAGTCCTGGCAGGGGCTTCCAAACGTGATGCAGTCCACCGGTTCTATTTCATTGCCGTGAATCTTGGTTATGTCGCCCAGATGAATCATGTTGACCTCATTTCTTTCCTTGTACGGACGGTCGGTATCGAACCGGCTTTCCTGCTCATGGGGGATAGTCAGAAGCAGGATCATCCTCTATGCGTCCGCATATCAAACCCGCCCGGCAAGAGAGTGCCGGACGGGGCGGCCGCGGCAACGGCCTACCGCTTTTGTTCCTGGGCGGATTGGACAGGGCACTTCTGCGCTCATGCTGCGGCGCACCCGCGACCGCTGACTTTCATGCGGGTACGGCTTTCGCAGGATGGCAGCACGGTCTTGCACCGGCTTAACCAGGGGAGTTGCCTTGCTGTACAGCACCATCCTGCTATGTTGGCTTCCGGCTGGTTTCATACCTGCCAACTTTCATGAAAGTCCCCGGCACAGACGAGGTCCGGCCCCGCTTACAGCAGCCCCATGCCTAAAAGGGTGCCCTGCGCCATATAAAAAGCAGCCCCGCTTCTGCGGTGCGGGGCTGCTTATCTTACGTTAGAGAAGAACTATGCTTTGTATCAGCAGCATTGTTTTTCTCGTAGTGCTTGCACTCCACGTTGTAACCGCTGCAAGGCGCGCACCGGGCATCGGTGATTTTGAACGTGTGCTTGCACTGTTCATCATTGGTTTTCGTGCCCTTGTGCGGGGCAGTGCGGGTATGTGTGCTTCTTGCCAAACTGTGGATCTTCCTTGCTTTATATAAATAAGTGTTCCGTCCAAGAGGGATTGGATTGCGGCGCTTATCTTGCGAAACCTCCAAGCGCTCCGGTGGATTGAAGTTTTTCCGCAACTTCATCCAGCTTCCGAAGCAGTGAAATTCACTTTCCCATGTTCCGAATGTTTCATCCATCCACTTGAACATTTCTTTCACTGCTTCCGGCAGTTCAAATTTTCCATCGTATAAGGGTCCGTCCGTTTTCCCGACATCCGGCATACTTGCTGGCAGTTCTATTCGCTCGCCATTCGGAAGGTCGCAGTAGGCGGTGTACCCGCTCACTTTTCTACCTCCATGATGTGCGTTGCAATCATGTCAGCCATGTGCAGGCACAGGGCTTCCGGGCACCTGTCATACACTTTGCTAAGAGTGTTCCAGTCCCGCTCACCGGTATAGGCACCCATGTGCCACCGGATAGCGAGGATTTCTTTGTCCGTCAGATGAATCCAGTTCTGGATGCGGATGACGGATTCTTCGCCGTGGCCCAGCAGTTCGGTATCTCTGTACTGATAGCCACCATCCGGCTTCTTGATGTACTTCCCGGTCTTGCAAACGTCATGGAGCAGAGCAGCGGTCAGGACCGCATTCGTGTCACACTTTGCAAACTGCGGCATCTTCTCGCACAGTTCCAGTGCAGTTCTTGCCACGTTGAGCGAGTGCAGCAGCAGGCCGCCAGGAACATTCAGATGATGCTTCGCACTGGCAGGGCAGTTGTAGAAGTCCACTTCTTCCAGCACCATCATCAGCGCCATGCTGCCCGTCCTGTCACCGACAGCCTGCCGCAGAAGCCGTTTGTACTCTTCTTTCAGGAGTGCCTTGTCCATGGTCGTTCTCCTTTACGCTTCCTGCATAGTGTTCTGGGCGGCATCAGCAGCCGTGCTCTTGTCGGCGGCTGCATTGTCCGTTTCTTTGTCCTTCCATGCCTCTTCCAGCGCCAGCGGGATGGCAACGGTAATATCCGTCAGCCGCTTCTTTGCCGCTTCCCAGCTGTCCATGCCCAGTGCGATGGTCTGTGCCAGCACGCTGATTGCCAGGTTCTGCAGGGTGGTGGTGTCGCCGTTCAGGCACATATCCACATGACCCTCATTGTTCAGCAGCACTTCGATTTTTGCCTTGTAATCTTCGCCCATGTTGTTTGTCCTTTCTGTACCGTGTGAATGTTCGGTCAATGGTGGTACATCCCGGAATCGAACCAGGCGGCGGGGGTGAAAAGTCCCCACCTGCACCAAGCTGCACCATATCAAAGGAGCGGTGTCGGACAACTGAACCGCTCCTGCCCTGCGGGCCGCCCCGCTGTGTTCTTTCTGCCCCCAGCAGGTAAGGCCCCGGCCTTGCGGTAGCCGGGCGGTCTGTCTGCGCCCCAGATTGACCGCATGGTGGGCGGGTAGGTCTGCCCATGCCCTTCCGGTTCTGTCAGTCCCAGTCCCGGACTTCGTTGTTCCAGTCGTATGCCTTGTTGACCAGGGTGTCCAGTAGCACCGGCACTGCCCACGCAACAGCAACGAGATCAGGATCATAATTGATTTTGGTTAGCCAGCAAACGCCCCAGATCGCGGTCGAGAAAATGCCATACAGCACGCCGAACACCAGCATGCTTTCCCCCAGGTGCAGTGCATCGCGGCGGAAGCGCCGCCAGTTGAACGCTTTGTTGAAGCTGTTGATTGCTCTGTGAAGTTTTTCAAGAATCATTTTTTGTCCTTTCCCGCTTCTTTCGTCACTTCCATTCCCGTGGCACAATGGGCACGGAAAGGAGGTGATTTCTTTGAAGCGTTCTGAATATAACCAGATTGTCCTTGCCATTGTCGAAAAGACAGAATCCGAATTGAACAAAGGAGTAAAAGAAGCATACCAATCCGGCGGTCAAAATTCCGCCCTTGCTTATCTCTCGACTTCGATTCCTGACACCGTTGCTCACATGGTTTCCGACATTCTCAAGCAAAGTGGGGTTCTTCATTTTGAGGATGATGGCTCTCCAGATAGTGAGTAAATTCTCGCATCTGCTCTTCTGACAGCGCTTCCTTATTGGGGACGTTGAACGGTTGCGGCCTTTGCAGTTCCAGTGCAAAGACCGCAATTTCTTTTGCTTCGCCAGTGATTTCAATTTTCATTTTGCGTTCCGCCTCCCTCCATGTGAAACAGGCTGGTTTGACTTGCATACTCTGCAAACCGTTCCTCTTCCAGTTGGAAATAGAACGGGTCAATTTCAAACCCGATAAAATCAAGCCCGGCTTCATAAGCTGCTATGCGGCTGCTCCCGCTTCCAAGGTGAGTATCGAGAATCTTCTGCCCTGGCTCTGCATAGTTCTTGAAGATCCAGTCATACAGGGCAACCGGTTTCTGGGTTGGGTGGATGCGCTTCTCGTTCAGGGATTTATTTCCCTGCATAGTGCTGCCCTCTGCAATACTCTTTCCCTGCATCATGCCGGACCACATATACCGGAACAGCCGCACCGAAGAAAACAAATCGGTCGCTGCAATTTCACAGTCCGAAAAGCTGGAACTTCCGTTGCACTTGTCCCACACAATCCGCCCGGTCACAAACTTATAATCAAAGTAGTTGCAGCCCCATACGATGTAGTGTCTGGAAACGCGGAACAGTTCTCTGAAATATTCCGGTCCCGGCCTGCTCCATGTCGGTGAAACGGGATAATCCCGGTGCACGCCTATCTTGCTTACCTTGGAGCCGTAAAAACCGCGGCGCTCCGGTCCAGAGAAGTACGGCGGATCTACAACTGCCAGGTCGAAGTAATTATCCGGGAACAGTTCCATTGCCGGTACGCAGTCCACGTTGTAACAGTGGTTCAGCTTAAATACTTCTCCCATCTCTTTTACTCCGCCGGGTGATCCGCCTGATACCGTAAGCGCTGCTTAGTATGGTAAAGCCGCTGCTGCCCCAGCGCTGCGCTGTAGCCCGCGCGGCCGTTCTTATCCATCGCTCCGGTATCGCCGCGCTTCAGTTCCTTATAGATGGTAGAGAAGCTAAATCCCATTGCATCGGCGATTCCGGGGACGCTCTGGCCCGCATTGTACCGCACTTCCAGCGCCTTGCGTTCTTCCAGCGTCATGTGTTTTGCCAT